AATTCATTTGTTTCTCAAGGACCTATTAGAAACAGCGCCGCTATTATAGGCCCTACAGTTAAAGGTCCTGTAGAATGGCCTCAGATTGTTACATCATATAGTGATTTTACCAACAAATTTGGATCTACTTTTACATTTGCTCCTAACGGAACGGGTAGCGGAAACGTATACGGTTTCTTTACTTCAGTTGCAGCTTATAACTTCTTTGCAAATGGTGGTGAAACATTATTAGTAACTAGAGTAGCTAGTGGTTCTTACAGCCCAGCAACATCTTCATTTATTTCAGGAAGTACAGCAGGAGCTGTTGCTAGTGGTAGTGCATTTACATTAACTACTTTTTCTGAAGGTACTATAATGAATGCGGGAGTTGTAGATTCAACTACTAGTGGTTCATTAACAAGTGGATCAGCTAATAACATTAGATTCCAAATTGCTAATTCAAGTACATCATCTGGTACATTTGATTTGTATATTAGACAAGGTAATGATAATACTGCTAATCCTATTCTTTTAGAAACATGGACTGGTTTATCATTAGACCCAACTGCTCCAAACTTTATTTCAAGAGTAATTGGTGATTCTTACCAAGTATTAGATACTACTAATAACCAAATGGTTTCTTACGGAAATTATAAGAATAATTCAAGATATGTTTATGTATCTTCTATTAATCCATATTTCTTGATGCCTAATTATTTTGATAATAATGGTACAGCTAATACAACTTATGCTCCTTACATGCCGGTTAACATACCAGTAAGTGGTACTTTTGGTGCAGCTTTAGGATTTGTAACATCAAGTGCTAATTTTTATGAAAATATCAATGGTACAAATACTCAAGGATTAGTAGCTAATAACTATACTGCTTCTATTGCATTAATGGCTAACCAAGATGATTACCAATTTAACGTATTAGTAACTCCTGGTTTATTTGGTTCTGATGCAAATTATGGAGCTTTACAAACTACAATTATTAACAACACACAAAATAGAGGTGATAATATCTACGTAGTGGATTTAGTACCTTATAGTTCAAGTGTTAACACAGTAACTACTCAAGCTCAAAACAGAAATACTTCATATGCAGCTGCATATTGGCCTTGGGTTCAAACAATTGATCCAGATTCAGGTCAGTTTGTATGGGTTCCTGCTTCAACAATGATCCCAGGTGTGTATGCCTACAACGATACAGTAAGTGAACCATGGTTTGCACCTGCTGGTATTAATAGAGGTGGTTTATCTCAAGTAATTAGAGCAGAAAGAAAATTAACTCAAGCTCAAAGAGATACTCTTTACACAGGAAATGTAAACCCAATCGCTACATTCCCAGCAAATGGTGTTGTAGTATATGGTCAGAAAACATTACAGAAAAAAGCATCTGCTCTTGATCGTGTAAATGTTCGTAGATTATTAATTGCTCTTAAAAATTATATCTCAGAAGTAGCACAAAACTTAGTATTCGAACAAAATACTATTGCTACAAGAAATGCTTTCTTAGCAGCAGTTAACCCATACTTAGAAACAGTACAACAAAAACAAGGTTTGTATGCGTTTAAAGTAATTATGGATGACAGTAATAACCCTGCAGAAGTAATTGATAGAAACCAAATGGTAGGTCAAATTTATATCCAACCTACTAAAACGGCTGAATTTATTTACTTGGATTTCAACATCTTACCAACAGGTGCTACTTTCCCAGCATAATTTTTTAAATATTGAATATTTATAACAAAACAAATAGATAAGTAAAATGGCAATATTAGATTCCAACGAAATATTTTTCACCGCGTTTGAACCAAAACAGGCGAATAGATTTATCATGTATATTGATGGAATTCCATCATATGAGATTAAAGGTGTAAGTGCAGTCACAGTAAACTCGGGTACTGTTCAATTAAACCATATTAACGTTCAACGTTATGTTAAAGGTGTAACTAAATGGGATCCTATTACATTTACACTATTTGATCCTATTGTACCTTCAGGTGCTCAAGCTGTAATGGAATGGGTACGTTTACATCACGAATCAGTAACTGGTCGTGATGGTTATTCTGATATGTATAAAAAAGATTTAACATTTAACATATTAGGACCTGTAGGTGATATTGTTTCAGAATGGATTTTAAAAGGATGTTTTATCACAAGTGCAAACTTTGGTGAATATAACTGGGATACAGCTGACACAGCAGTAAATTTACAAATGGTAGTTCAACCTGATTACTGTGTATTAAACTTCTAATAAAAAGAAAAATCAAAGAAAGCTCGCATTTTTTGCGAGCTTCTTTTTTTCTCATATATTTATATACGATAACAAAGTTATATTAAATAAAAATTATGGAAGAAAACAAATTTAAATTTCCTACCGAAATGGTAGAATTACCATCAAAAGGTCTTCTTTATCCTGAAGGTCATCCTCTATCAAAAGGAACAGTTGAAATGAAATATATGACTGCTAAAGAAGAGGATATTTTAACTAATCAAAGTTACATCAAACAAGGAGTTGTAATTGATAAATTATTACAATCACTGTTAGTTACTAAATTTAATTATGATGATCTTTTAGTAGGTGATAAAAATGCTATAATGGTAGCAGCTCGAGTATTAGGTTATGGTAAAGATTATACTTTTACTTATAATAACGAAGAAATTACAGTAGATTTAGCTGAATTACCAAATATTGAATTCGATGAATCTTTAGTTTTAGAAAAAGGAGTTAACGAATTTAGATTTGTATTACCTCATTCAAATAATGAAATTACATTTAAATTATTAACTGGTAAAGATGAAAAAGCAATTGATACTGAAGTTAAAGGTCTTAAACGAGTTAATAAAAACGCATCTCCTGAATTTTCAACTAGATTAAAACACCAAATCCTTTCAATAAATGGTGATTCAGACTCTAAAACTATTAGAGCATTTGTAGATAATTATCTTTTAGCTAAAGATGCTTCTGCTTTTAGAACATATATGAAATCTATTAATCCTGATATTAAAATGAGTTTTATTTACGAAGGTTCAAATGGCGAAGAGGAGGTCGCTATTCCTTTACAGGTCCAGTTTTTTTGGCCTGACGCTCGAGTATAGGTTTTCTTTGTTTAAAATGATCCACGAAATTGTTTTTAATGGACGTGGTGGATATGATTATGAAACAGTATATAACATGCCTATATGGTTAAGAAACGCTACATATAGATTTATATCGGATTCAATTCAAAACGAAAATGAAGCTCAAAATAAATCTGTTAAAAAAGGAAATAGTACAAAAACTACTTTAGATTGGGTTAATCCTGATAAAAGTAAATTTTAATAATTATTAAAAAGGCATCAAGAAATTGGTGCCTTTAATATTTATAACATATACTTAACAAGTAATGGCTAAAAAAGAAGAAATACAAAAGAAAAATATTGATGCTTCTAATAAATCATTAGCAGATCAACTAGACCTTGTATCTCAGATTAATGATAAGATGCAGTTTTTAGTTAAAAATGCTGCAGAAAAATTTACACAAGATAAATTAGCTACTGATTTAACTAAACAAGCTGTTTCTTTAACAAAAAGTCTTTCTTCTGAATATACTTCTCTTAAGGATGTTGAAAAGGATATTGCCAAAAATAAAAAACTACAAAACGAAATAGCGAGAGTTCAACTTAATCTTGAAAAAGAAATCGGTGATAAAGGTAAAAAACGAATTGAATTTATTAAAAACCAAGAAAAAGGTTTATCTAGATCTAAAGATTTATTAGACGAATTAAGAAAACAAGAACAACTAGGTGTTAAAGGTGCTAAAGAGCAAGCTGATACTTTATCTAAACAAATATATAGTCGCCAAAAATCTCTTTCTACTCAAATTCAAAATCTTGGAGTTGAAGAAAGAGAATATATGTTATTACAAGAAACCCAAACAGTTTTAGAAGATAATTTACTAATTTTAGAAGAACAATCTAAAATCCAGGAAAATTTATCTAAAGGAATGGGTACATTTGGTCGAGCAGCTGAGGGTGCCCAAAAAGCACTAGAGGCAATAGGGGCCGGAGAACTAGGAAAAAAATTAGGTTTAGATGCTGCTGCTAAAAAAGCAAAAGAAATGGCATACGAATTAACTGAAGGAGGTAAAAAATCCTTAGGTTTTTTCGGAAAAATGAGAGTTGCAGTTGGTTCATTTGGTGCTGCTTTAAAATCAGCTTTAGGTCCTATAGCATTAATAGGAATGATTGTTGATGCTTATAAAAAAGGTGAAGAAGCAGCAATTAGATTAAATGATGAAAACGTTGATTTAGCCAGAACATTAGGTGTTTCGCAATCCACAGCAAATAAATTAGCTGGTGATATTAAAGGAATAGGAGCTTCAATGGGTATTACCGGTGGTGCCGCAATGCAAGCAGCCGGAGGTATTTATAGTGCTTTAGATGGTGCTGAAAAATTATCTAAAAAAACACTTGAAACTTTTATGAAGTTAAATGTGTTTGCTGGTATGTCTGCTGAAAGTATAGCTGGTATACAAAGATTATCTAAATTAACTGGAGACGAAGCTGGAAAAGTAGCAGATGAAATGGCAAGAACAGCCCAATCTACTATTAAAGCTCAAAAGGTTAATGTTAGTATGAAACAAGTTATGGAGGGTGTTGGAAAAATTTCCAATATACTTAAACTTAATATGGGTGGTTCAGCAGAAGGTTTAACTAAAGCATTCATTCAGTCTAAAAAATTAGGTTTAGAATTATCTAAAGTAGAAGACATTGCAAATGGATTATTAAATATTGAAGATTCAATTGCTGCTGAAATGGAAGCAGAATTATTAACCGGTAAAGAATTAAATCTTGAAAAAGCAAGAGAAGCCGCTTTAAATAATGATACTGCTGCTTTAATGACCGAAATTGCTAATCAATTTGGTTCAATTGAAGATTACCAAAAAATGAACCGTGTTCAACAGGAAGCATTTGCTAAATCAATCGGTATGTCTCGTGATGGTTTAGCAGATATGTTAGTTTCTTCCAAAGAAAACGCAGCCGCCAACACAGATATGGTTAGTGAACAAGATAAAGGTGTAGCAGCAATGCAATCTGCTGTTAAACTATCTGAATCTTTAGCTGCAAAAGAAGAAGCAAGAGCAAATCAATTTGCTAAAATTTTTGAATTATTACACCCAATAGTTGAAGCTTTTAAAGATTTAGGACCTTTAGTATTAGAATTAATCACTCCTATTGTTGAAACTTTAGCTCCTATTTTACAAGATTTTGCTGAAGACATGCTTCCTGTTATTAAAGATATGTTCAAAAGTATAGGAAGTGTTATCGCCGAAGTAATGGTAGCCCTAAAACCAGTATTTGAAGCATTAGTAGGTATTGGTAAAACATTATTACCTATTATAGCAAACATATTTAAAACATTTGCTCCTATAATAATAGACATAGTAAAAGCCCTAGAACCAGTAATATTATTATTAGCAGATGCTGCTAAACAATTACTCCCTCTAATAGCAGATGTGTTTAACCAAATTATTCCAATAGTTGCTGAATTACTTAAAATGTTAGTCCCTATTGTTCAGGATCTTTTAAGTGCTATGTTACCTATTCTTAAACCTGTATTAGATATATTTATTGAATTAGTAAAAGTAGCATTACCTGCATTTATTGGTTTCCTTAATTTAATAATGCCTATTCTTAAACCTATTTTAACAGCTTTCCAAGGATTAGCAGAAATCATTTCAGGAATACTTAATGGAGATTGGAATAAAGTAGGAAATGGATTGAAAAAAATAGCTGAAGGACTTATAAATACTTTATTAGGTTACATTCAATATGTAATTAATTTACCTTTATTAGCTATTAATACACTTTTAGATTTACTCCCAGGAGTTGGTGCTAATACAATTCCGATGATTAAACTTCCTAAAGTAGCATTAGCTGAAGGTGGTATAGTATCTAAACCTACAAATGCTCTTATTGGTGAAGCAGGTCCGGAAGCAGTAGTACCTTTAAATAGTAATAAATCAATGAATATAAATACTTCTGCTTTAGAAGCTAAAATTGAAAAACTTATTGCTATTGTAGAAAAAGGAGGAAATGTTTATATAGATGGTAATAAAGTAGGAACTACTTTAGCTTTATCAAATTACAGACAACAATAATTTTAATTTTTAATATTTATAAACAAAAAAACAAATACTATGGCACTTTTAGATTTATTAAAAAAACCAAGTCAATTAAGTTTAGAGGGACAAACCCCTAAAATTGAAAATCAACAGCAATCAAGATTAGAAAAAACTTTTGAAAAGCAATCTAAATTAGATTTAGCAACACAACCAACAAAGTATATTGATAATCAACCTAAATAATAATTAATGGGTTTAGTAAAGATCCTTACCGATCCTAATTCGTTTAAATTTTATGCGAATGGAGATCCTTATATTCGTTATAAGGGTAAAGGGTATGTAGCACCCCCAAGGGAACTTTCTTGGGAAGATGGAACTGCAGATCCTAGTAGAGGAATTATGGGTAATGGAGCAAAATCTAAACCATTAGTAACAACACCTCTTCCACCACTAGAAAGTGCTCAAACTCCTCAAACACTTATTGATGGACTTTATAGAGGTCAAGGTGTATTATCTAGATCTACTTTTCAAGATACCGAAAGAATTAGTAAATTCTTAATCACAGAACAAGGATTACAATTTATTGCAAAACAACAAGCATTACTTCTTACTCAAAATATAAGACAATTTGGTAATGATGTAAGACGCTATCAACTTATTAATCCTGCTTCTTACATAGAAAATACAGCTTTAGCTCCTACCGGAGTAAATGTAAGGAATACTTTTAATTTTGGTTTAAATCCTACATTTACTCGTGAAGGTACTTATGGTGAAATGCCTACTTTTGCTACTGAAAGACAAAAAGCAGCAGCAAGATCAGCAAGAAGTAAAGGAATAGTAGATTCTATAACAACAAGTCCAATATATAATAGTAAAAATGGACCCAACAAAGACTATCTAACAGATACAGTTCCTTTTTACATTGTTAAAATTAACAATGATGGAAGCGGAAACAATACTTACATTCATTTTAGAGCTTATTTAACTGGATTAAGTGATAGTTTTGGAGCTGACTGGAATGAAATCAAATATATGGGTAGAGGTGAAAAATTTTATTCATATGATGGATTTAGTAGAGATATAGGTTTTGATCTACAGGTTCCTGTACTATCTAGAGCAGAACAATCTTCTGTATATAGTAAATTAAATTATTTAGCATCCTTAATGGCTCCGGATTATACTGAAGGAGGTTTTATGCGAGGTAACTTAGTCAAAATTACTATCGGAGACTATATTACAGATATGCCTGGAATTATTAGAGGCATAAGCTATGGTTATCCTGATGAAGGTGGTTGGGACATTGCTCGAAATGAGGTTGGACAACTTGAAACAGATGCATATATTATGCCTAAGTTAATAGATGTAAAAGGCATTAAATTTACTCCAATCCATAACTTTATACCTCAAACAGTTAGTAACGCATTTGTGGTATCCGGAAGTGGTAATAATGTTAATGCTCCATTTATTACATTTGGTAAAACAACAGGAGCAGGAGGTTCAGGTAATAATCCTGGAGGATATAAAAATGCTCAAAACCCTTCTTCAACTAATTCAAATTTTGGATTTTTAAGATAAAATGAGTAGTAGATATAATAATATTACATTAATACCTTTTTCCGAAGCTGAAGGAAATAAAATTTTTCCTATTAAGAAAAGTGTTAGATATCCTGAATTACCTAAGGATATAAATGATATTTATGCTATTACTACTTTAGGTGATAGATTAGATTTATTAGCTCAACAATTTTATGGTGATGTAAATCTTTGGTGGATTATAGCATCCGGAAATCCTGACATAATTCCTCAAAATTCTCTTTTTGTTCCTGTTGGAGCTGAAATAAGAATTCCGTATAATATATCATTAGCACAATCTCTTTTCAATACATTAAATAGGTTATAATATGGGAAAAAATGGAAACATCACTGGTGAAGTCTTTGATGAAGGAGTTATCCAACAAATAGAAGTAAGACAAAATTTTTTAGGAGCTCGTTATAAAAGTGATGCTAATTTAGTCTACACTAATAACAATAATGCTTTTCTAAGACTAGCATCATCAGTTAATGTAGGAACTACTCCTGTTCCTCTCGAAATTCAAGTAAGTGGATCAACTATAAATGACACTGCAGCTCAAGAAAAAGCAACAAGTGATTTATTATCTGAAGGTGTAAACAAATTAACCGAAAGAAATATACAAAATAAAGATCTTGTGGGAGCAAATCTTGCAAAAGCTTGTGTTTTGTTTGGTGGTGTAGTAGGAATTGATAATCAATTAAATCCAATAAAACGATTTGGAATAGTAGATAATGGAGCTAGTGGTACTTATGATTACATAAATACAATTGCAGCTTATGGTTGGGGTGGTATTTCAAGTAAAGGTTTTGTTCCCATGCCTTCTATTGAATCTGCAGATGTTAGTTTTGTCAACAGAGGTGCACTTGCTAAAGCAAGTGTAAAAATTAAAGTATATTCTGTAGAACAACTTCAAATTTTTGATCTTTTATATTTTAGAATTGGTTATACAATGCTTTTAGAATGGGGTCACAATATTTGGATTGATAACCAATTAGCATTAGATACTAATAATATAAATCCAATAAAACAAAGAACAAAATTTGCAACAAAACCTTTTGAATTATTTTTTAAAGAAGGAACTTCCCAACAAGATATAATTAAAGCTATTAAAGATCAAAGAGTAGAAGAAAGTTATAACTATGATGCTATGTTAGGCAAAGTTACTAACTTTTCTTGGAAATTTAATGATGATGGTTCTTATGATATTGATTTAAATTTAGTTGGTTTAGGAGATATTATTGAATCTTTAAAAATTAATACTGCTAAAATTATTACTAAAGGAGCAGATATTACTCCTTCTCAAGCAAGATCAAAAGCAAAAAAAGCAGTAGCAGCTAAAAAAGAACAAATCAATCAAAATAAAGATAAACCAAAACAAACCGCAGAAGCTGCACAAAAAGCATTTGATACTGCTATTTCTTCTTATAATTCATATATATCTGGTATAGGTTTACAAGGATTAATATCTAACACACAAAAAACAGCTGCCGATGAAGATGAGGATGTTGCATTATTATATGAAAGTCGATATGTTACTGAGGTAAATAAATTTTATAACCTTAATTCAAATTCTGATTTTTCTAGTCTTAGTTATGATGCCGGGGAAGCTGCAAAGTTATTTGGTAATATAGCAGCTAAAGGAGTAGCTGAAGATAATAATCTAAATGCAGATTCACAATGGTATGCAATAACACTTAGAATTAAAACTATTTTTGAGACATTAAAAACTAAATTAAATGATCTTAAAAGAAAACAATCCGAAGCTGGTGTAAAAGCAGATACAGCTTCTCAAGCTGATGCCCAAACACAAGCAGAATTAGCAGCTTTAGAAAATACTTTAAAAGCAGTTGCAAAAGCAGAAGAAATAGCAAGTTTATCTCCTGATACTTCTGTGGAAAGTAAAAATAAAACAGCACTAAATCTTCAATTGTATAATTGGAGACAAGAAGCTATTAAAGGAAGTGATAAGAAAAACTTATTTAAACTTACCCTTACAGCCAATTCAGCCAATCCTGATACAACAGGTGCTGCTACATTATCTTTAAATTTTTATTATGTAAGATTAGGATATCTTTTAGAATGGATTCAAAATAATTTACTTTATTATGATACTTCTAAATTATATAATCCAAGTATTCTTACTTCAAATACCGGATCAGCAACTACAGATTCAGCCGTTAATCCTAATCAATTACCACCCCAAAATGCTAATCCTATTTTTACAATAAATACAGATGTTGAAACTAATTTTTGTTTAAGATTTCCTTCTCAATTTTCTTCCGATCCTAGAGTATGTGTTGTTCCTAGTAATTACAATAATAAATCATTAAATGTTTCCTGGGATATCCTCCCAGAAATAAAAGGATATGTTGTTGATAATAATGATTATATTGGGAAATTAATGAATTTATTTGTCAATGTAGATCATGTTGCTGGATGTATTGATAAAAATACAGATACAAATGGTAAAACTAATTTACTTAAATTTTTAACATCACTTTGTAATGATATTAATGATGCTTTAGGGAATGTAAATAAATTAGAACCCATATTTGATTCAGAAGCTAACCAATTAAAAATTATTGAAGGAAGCAGTTTAGAAAATGTTAAAGATCAACTTGAAGCAGCCGAAAAAAAGAATCATCCTATGGGTGTGTTTCAAGTATATGGAATAGGTACAAAAGATATTCCTTATGGAAGTTTTATTACTAATGTAGACTTTCAAGTTCAATTACCACCTAATATGGCTGCTATGGCTACTATTTCTGCTCAAGCAAAAGGAAATATTGTCGGTGAAAATGCTACTGGTTTATCAAAACTTAATACTGGATTAGTAGACAGATTAATTACTGTAAAATTAGATAAAGAAAGTATTGAAGGTGCAGCTACTGGAAAAGCAGATCCTGCAGTAATATTTAAAAATAATATTGAGTATGTTTCAAAAACCATAAAACAATTATATCAACAAAAATTATTTGCCCCTGATACTATAGAAAGTGTCCGCTCAGCAAATAGAGATATATCATTGTATTTAACAGGTAATGATGCTTTAGATAATAAAATGCCTTCTCCATTCTTTATTCCTTTTAATCTATCATTGAATATGAATGGGCTTTCTGGAATGAAAAACTATGAACGTTTCTCTATTACAGAACAAATTTTACCATATAGTTATAGATCAGGAAACCAAGGAGGAGTAATTGATTTTTTAATTAAAGGTGTTTCTCATTCTATTAAAGATAACAAATGGGAAACTAAAATAGAAAGCCTTTCAGTTAGTTCTAATAGAAAAACCTCAGAAAAAGGTCTTCAATCACAACAATAATATATAAAAATGCCTTACTATCCAAAGACGAAAATTCAAACTAATTTATTCTCTAATGGAGAATTGATTAAGTCTTCTGATTTTTCAAATTATGTAGGCCCTTATTATAAATTATCTACTGGAGAAAGATATGTTGGAAAAGATCCCCAAGCACTCAGATATCCTGAATTATTAATAGATTCTATAACCAATACAGCTAATCAAAATACTTCAACATCTATTCTTTTAACCCAAAGACAACCAGCATTTACAACTCTCACTACTGATGGGAATTACTATCAAAATTTAAAAGAAGATTATACTCCTAAAAAAGTACCTGTACCGTTTTATCCGCAACCAACAGATCAAGATTATCAAGTAGGATATTTTACAAGATATTTTGCTAAAAAAGCAAATTATGTCAATTATATTGAAATTAATCAATCTACTTTTGAAAATTTAAGTTCTCATAACGGGGAATATCTGTGGCAATTATATGAAACAATTTCTTTACCGTGGCAGATTAGTGGTGATATAGAAAAAGTAATCCAAATTAATAGAAATATAGTAAAACTAGAAGAAAAAAACGGTTTTAGTGGATTATCTAAATTCCTAAAAGAGGATTATATTAAATTCTATCAAAAATAAGTTTGGATTATTTCAAACTATTTCTTATATTATTCCAAAATGGTTATAAAAAATGTTTTGGCTAATAGAAACTGAGGAACAATTAAATTATCTTATGCAA